AAGCCGCATTTTCAGCGTGTCGTATGACTGCCTAAACTTCTCCGCTTTGTCGTTATAGCCAAATTCTGCCTTGCAGTAAAGAGTAACTGCCCTTATAATCAGTGCGTCGCCCTCGTCAATGGCTTTTACCCCGTCGTTTGCAAGATCAGCTTTGCAGGCTCCTATACAGTCCTCTATTTCTTCCGTAATCTTTGCGCTTGTGCTGCTGATACGCAGCGCCGCCCGCATTTTCTCTGTTAATGTAGTGGCATCTGCCGCCATACCATGCACCCGCTTTCTTTACCGCAGCCCCGCCACGCTTACTCTCTGATTTTCACAACTTTTTCATGTACCAGCACTGCTGCCCGTTCCCGGTCTACTGTAAAAACTTCCCCAGCCTCTTTGATCTGGTTAAGCTGCTGGTCTAAGTATCTGGCTACTACTTCCACCCTTACCCCGCCTGCCGCCTTTCCTGCCTCTTCCTGCTCCTGTTCGGTGTCTCTGGTGATCTCTGCCGTCTTGTCCTTTTCTGCTGCCTCCTGCCCCGTCTGTGGCGCTCCTGCGGTGTCTCCTGCCCCGCTCCCGGTCTGCTGCCCGGCTGCCTTTCCTGGTTCCGCGTGCGGCTCCCCCGCCCCTGTCTCGATCTCTACAGCCGCGCATCTGGCGGCAATTTCCTTGATTGTCCCGGCATCACTCACGCCCAGATCACGCGCCAGCTTTTGTATATCAGCTTTTTTATAGCTTTCCAGCTCTTTAACGTCCAAATATCCTTTCATGGTTTCCCCTTTCCGGCAGCCAGCGCAGGAAATGCCATCCGCCTTATTGATTCCCGGCTTACGCCGCTTTCAGTTTCTGGATAACTACCAGACTGTTTTTATCAACTACCTTGCCGTCTGCCAGCACGATACCCTTTGTTACGGTGTCGTCGGTGTCGTTGTCCTCATACCGCTTTACGCCCATAGTGTAATTAGTATTCAGCACATAATCTTTGAAATTAAAGAGGAAAGCAAAAGCCGTGCCTGCTGCCAGTGTTGCCGCATAGCTTGTTACATAGTCGCAGCACACTACAGGTCTGCCTAAAAGCGTCCGCTCCGGCTTTCCTGCAATCCCGTAATTTACCCTGCCGATCGGCTGCCCGTTGGCATCTGTCAGCCCGTAATACTGCATGAACGTCTTTTTGCTCATGCACCATACCGCCCCGTTTTCATATGCCTGCGGTAACGCCGCCTCTGCGTTGATCAGATCATCATAAGCGGGTTTTGCGCTGTCAATGGTCTGCCCGTCTGCGGGTGTCTCCTGCAAAATCCCTTTCGGTTTTCCCGTCCCGTCCCCGTCAATGATCGCCTGCTCGATTGCCTTTGTCATTGCCTCAACAATATTGTTGATAAGCAGCGTTTCAAAAGCGCTCATTGCCATTGTGTCAACTTCCATAGATACGGCTACTGCGCAGCGCAACTTATGGTACGCAAAAGTAATCATACCGTCTTTCTTGATGCCCTTTTTCTGCTTGTCGCTGCCTGCGCCTTCATTTACCCATGTAGCCACGGGCTTTACCGTGGAAACGGGAATACCCACGCCGCCCTTGTACGCCGTTCTGGTAACAAGGGCTAAGATCATGCCCGTGCTTTCCAGCTTTTCTACGATCTGGTTCAGTACGGTTGTGGGAATAACCGCGCCTACGTCCGCGGTCTTGCTTACTGCGTCTGCCCGGTACTCTGCCGGGATTTCCGCGCCAAGGCAGACATACTGCATAAACGCCTTTCTGTATGCCCTGCTGCCGTATCTGTCCCCGGTGTCGTCGGTATGGTCTGCGGGCTTGAAATTGCGCAGCACGGTTGCGGGCGCTGCCTCTCCCCCGTCGCCCTCTACAGGCTCGCCGTTTGCGATCCTTTCCAGTAACGCCTTACGCTTTTCTGCCGCCGCCTGTAATGCCGCCCGCTCTTCCTGCAATGCCGTTACCTCTGTTTCCAGCGCCGCGATCTCTGCCTCTGTCAGCTCTGCTGCCCTTGTGGTAAGTTCGCCCTTGATCTGGGCTAACCTTGCCTCGATTTCTTTCAATCTGTTCATGTCCTGCAATCTCCTTTTCTGTTTTTTTATAGACTGGCTCTGATCTTTAGTAGCCTCGCCCGCTGTAAAAGCCGCTCCTGCCTCTCTGCCTCATAACTCCTATGTGCAAAACTGCGGGCGCTTATTTCAGTATCGCCGTTTGCTGGTATGCTCACGGCTGATACATCATAAACTTTTTTGATCTCCAATATTGTCCTTGTATGCGTTGCCCTGTCGTAGCTGTCCGTTTTCACGGTGAAAGCCCACGACATTTTTGTTATCATGCCCTGCTGTATGTCCTGATACAGCCCCCGCGCTAAGTCCGTCCTGCCTAAATCGGCTGCAATCAAAAGCCCCTTATGGTCTGGTATCAGAATAAGGGAACCGTTAGACTGTCTGGCAAATACGCGCCCCTCATGGTCATACTGCATAATTACGTCGCTCATGTCTGCCCCGTCCAGCGCGTGCGCGTCTATTCTTTCGTAAAACTTTGTACCCTCGATCTCGTAAAGCAGATACGGGCTTTCAAACGTCGTCGCGTAGCCCTCAACGTAAAAATCCGTCTCTATCCGCTTTGCCGCCGCCTGCGCCGACAATGGCGCTGCCAGCGTCCTATACTCCCTGTCCTGTTTGATCGGCATCTGTTACACCCTCTTTCTGTCCCTTATCGTCCGGCGCTGGCTCTTCCCCCAGCTCCGTCCCTGCCGCCTGCTGCCCCGGCTGCGGCATCTGCTGTATAATGATCTGCTGCTTTTCCTCGTTTTTCCCCAGCTGGCTTACTTCCGTGTATTCCTTGCGTATGTAATACTTTTCGCCGTCCTCTACGTGCGGCATGTTCCATATATCCATTACGCCGTTGCGGTTAAGCAGCGCCCGGTCAAAAAGCTGTGTGCTTACTTGCAGCTTTGTAGCATTGCTGGCGTATTGCAGGCGGTTTGCGGAAAACGTGATCGCGTTCCCGTTCGCAAGCTCCCGCTGCGAAAATGCCATGTTTGACATGACAAGCGAAAGCTGGATTGCAAAAGGTTCTATTTTCCCCTCATAATAGGCGTTCCATGTTTCCTCGTTAAACTTGTTTTGCAGAATATCCATGTTTGTACCAAAATGCGTACATACGTTATCCTGTATCTGCTGCATTTGTAGCGCGTTTGGTGTATATGGCTTGCTTTCTACCTGTTTCAGATCAGAAAACTTATTATCATAAAGAATCATGCCGCTTTTATTGTCTGCGCTCAAATTATCCCTTGTAAATCTCTCACGCTCTGCCGTTATATCTTCCGGCTTTAACATATTTCCTATCTTTGCAAGAAAGCGTATGTTTGCTGAATTTTTCACGGCGTTAATAATGCCCTCATTCTGGGTATGTATCAGCTGCATTGTAGGCTTAAGCGTGCTGTTATCCTCTCCGAAAAGATCGTCACTGTATTCAAAGTCAGTCATTATTCCGACTTTTTCAAACTCAATCGCCCCATACTCCCCGCTTGCAAATAGATACCGCAGATACACCCGCCCGGCAGCCTCTACCACTTCGCAGCGCTGCGCCCGCAGGGGATAAAAGCCGCACAGGTTCCCTGCCTCGTCCTCAATAGGCACAATAAAAGCGGTATGTTCTACCGCTAAGATCGTCGCCAGACGCTTTATGAATTTCGTTGTGTCCATGAAATAGTTAGGTTTATACTGCAATACCCTTTCCAGATGCTTTAGGGCGCTGCCCTCGATCTCCGGCTTTAGCTTGCTGCAATGTGTGGCAAAACTGTTGATCGCTACCCGCGTCAAATCCATTTCGTATACGCCGCCGTTAAAGCTCGTAAACGTCGGGCTGTAGCCGTTCAGCATTTTAAAATAGCTGTCTATCATTTGCAGCTTTTTCCCGTGGAATAAATAATCAAAAAATTTCACTCCGCTTACTCTCCTTTCTATGCGGCATTTTTCAGCAGCTCGCCGCACTCTTCCCAGTATTTCTGCCGTACCGTCATTGCATCAATGACAGATACAAAACCGTCAATATGCGCCCGCTGCTCTATCTTCACAGGTCTGAATTTCCTTGTTTCCATGTTGTGCTTAAGCGCGACATTTAAGAAATGTGTCTTTTGTAAACTGTTGTCCGCGATCTTGAAATTACCGTCTTTTATAATTCCCTCAAATTCCCGGATAACTGGCGTTAAATTCTCACCCTGCCATACGTCGTCCATATGGAACCCGTAATTTTTCATATCACTTACAAGGTACTGGGCGCTGTATCTGTCATATCCGATTTTCAGCGGTCTTATTCCGTATACTTCCAGCAGCATAATAAACCAGTTATAAACGTCGTGGTAATCAACGTAATTTTCGCCGCTTAAGGTTATCAGCCCTTTCTTTACGAATATGTCATACGGTACGCCGTCCGTGGCTTGCAGACTCTCTATGCGGTCTCTCGGCATGAAAAACTGTGTAAAGGAATACAGCACGCCGCCTTTTTCGATCACAACGCTTGCCGCCGTTAAGTCCGTAGTCTGGCTAAGGTCAATGCCGCCCACCGCGTAGCAGTCCCGGAAATCCTCTAAGGTTTTTTCTACCCCTGCCCGGTCTACTGTCGTGTATTCCAGCCATGCAATAGAGCTGTTCTGCTTGATATTGCAGTATTTACATAAAAACTCTGCTTTCTTGCTTAAGCTGCCCTCTGCTACGGCTATTTCATCAATGAAAAAGCCCTCTTTTACGGAAACGTCCATGTTCGGGTTAGCTTTCTTAAGCTCTTCCATGTCGTTCCACTTCTCCACGTCGTCTATCATGTAGATAAACGGCAAAAGCCTGCGCTCTTTGCTGTTACCCTTTAAAAAGCTGGTGCTGCGTTTCATAAGCTCGTCGTATATGCCGTCATTCTCATACCCTGCCGTGCTTATGCTTAAGATCATAGGCTGCGTGCGTGCGCCTAAAGCAGACTTCATAACCTCATACTGCTTTAGCCCCGCGTCGCCCCTCCATGCCGCCATTTCGTCACATACTACCAGCTGCGGGTTAAATCCGTCAGACTTCCTTGCATTAAAGGCAATCGGCTTGACAAAACTTTCCGTTTCCTCAATGTAAATATCACTGCGCCGTTTCCGTGCCAGCTCCAAAAGCTCCGGCTCTGCCTTTACCATTTTGTGGAATCCGTCATACACCACCGCCGCTTGATCTAATTTAGGCGCTAAGCAATAAATTTCCTGCCCGTATTCCGGCTCCAAAAATGCCATGTACGCGATAATGGCAGATGCAAATAAACTTTTGCCGTTTTTTCTGCCGATAACTATAAAAATCTCGCGGAAAACGCGCACTTTTTCTGCGTCCTGTATACCAAAAATGACAGAAATAATAGCTTTCTGCCATAGTTCCAGCTTTATAAGGTCACTGCGCCCCTTGCTGTGGTGACAGAAATTTTCAATAAACTTGATCGCCTTATTTGCCGCCTTTGCATTGAAAAAATATTCCTGTTTTTCCAGCCCGTCCACAATGATCTTGTAAATTGCCTTTATCCATTTCCCCGCTACGATCTCGCCGCTTTTTATTTTTGCGTGGTACTCATAGATATAATTCTTATAGGGCAGCACTGCCGCCTACTCGTCCCGCAGGGCAGCCAGCCTGCTTGCCTTTCTTTTTGCGGCTGGCACTAATTCTGTCAGCTGCTTAATGACTGCCGCATAGTTCTTGCTTAATGCTATGTAAGTCTCTGCCTCCGGGCTTTTCTTTGTCCCGTACTGGTTTTCACCGTTCTTGTACTCACTCGTCCAGCCCTCCTGCTCTATTGTTTCCTGCAAGTCGTCAAGCTCTATACTCATAAAAGCAGCCTTTTCTATCAGCGGCGTTACTAAATTTCGCTTATTTTCTTCAAGCTCTGCAAATATTTCCTTAAGTCTTTTTTTCTCGTCCTTGATACGGTTTTCTTTTTTCTTTTTCCGCGCAGCCATTCCCTCTACCTCTCTTTCCCGCCGCCTGCTGCCGCTGCCAGATCACCCCCACCACACCCCCTACACCACGTATGCACGCGCCCGGAGGGTAATTTTAGGGTATCCCCCTCGGTATTTTCCCCCTTTAATTTTGATTTTCGGATAGGGGGGATATGCCGCCCGCTGCATCAAACTTATACCGCAGGCGCGGCTTGCGTTTATGATGCTCTTTGTTATGGCAGTCCTGGCATAGCGCCTCTAAGTTGTCCCAGCTTAGCGTTATGCCCGCGTCGTTAATATTCTCTCTGGTTAAGTAACGCTTATGGTGCGCCACCTTTGCAGGCTCCCCGCAGCGCTCACATATGTAGTCCTGCGACATTAAGTAAGCGGCTCTGGTATTCTCCCACGCCTGCGATAAGTAAAAACTCTTAGCCCATGCTTTCATACTGTCCCCGCTCCTTTCTGCAATACCCAGCGCCCTAGATTTCATGCGCCGGGTGGAGGCTAAAGAAATAAAAAAAGAGTAGGCTACTGCTGCCGCGTCACGGCTAAGCTACTGCCTACTCTTTTCATGTTACCATTATACAGCTTTTGAAATACCATGTAAACACCACGATTTTACCACGATATTACCAGCCCGGCTGCTGCCAGCTACAGCCTCGCCCGCTCTTCATCAATTCCCCATAACAGTACAGATAATTCATTTATGATCGCTGTCACCCAGCGGCGCGGCGTGTTCTTCCCGGTTTCCAGTTCCTCTGCGATCTCTGCATACTCCATGCCCTGCATGAAATACAGTTCAAACGCTTTATACTCTACCTCTCTGCCTGCTGCCCTGCGCCTGCGCTCGATCTCTTCTACTGCCTTGTCTATGTGCGCTGTCATTATCAGAGTTTTAAAGCGGCTGCGCCTCACGCTTTCCAGATATACCCGCTGCTGCTCTTCTGTCATTCCCTTAAGCTCTAACTGCTCGCCGTCGCTTACTGCGTTCTGGATATGGAAAACTGCATCACGGTAACATTTCATAAGCGTAAAAGTATTGTGGTACTTATTCTGCCTCTTGTCCTTTTCTTCCTGCTTTCTGTATTCCCGCACTGCTGCCCTTGCCGCTTTCTGTATCAGCTCTTCAAATTCAGAGGCGGGAAGTGCTACCCAGCTTTCGCCTGTTTCCTCTCCCCCTGCCGCGATCTCTGCGCCTGCTGTCTTAGTTTCTGTTTCCTGCATCTTTTCTACTCCTTTCTTTGAATCCGCTGTCAATCCGTCCGAATATTGCCAGCAGCAAAATAATTATGACTGTCAATAAAAAATCCGTCACTGTTCGCCCTCTCCTTTCCGGCATGGTGGAAACGGGCAGCTGTCACAATCCGGCTTTTCACATTTCCCGCCGTTATTGTCCCGCAGAATATCCCGTATCAGCATATACGGCAATATCCATACAGGCGTAGAAAGAAGAATAAGCCCCTTTGCCAGCAGCCCCAGTATGTATATTGCTATTTCTCCCGCCCATTCCATATATGCCCTTACTGCCCCTGTAAGCGCCTCTGTGATCTCGTCCATAAACTTTATCATGTATGGAACACCCCGCTTTCATATGCCGTAATGACTGCTGCCCGCAGGCTGTCTGCCGCATCATTCCTGCGCCCTATCTTTTCCGGGCTTACACGCCTTAAATACTCTAAATGATCGCTTTCCATGATCTCCGCTATCTTTTCTGCTGCCCTCTGGCTGTGTGTGATCGCTCTAAGCTCGTCAGCGCCGCCCAGTGCGTTTATCTCGTATACTGCATAATGACTGCTGCCGTATTCCCTCACTTGCCAGCTGAATACACGCCCCTTAATTTCCAATGGCTGTATATTGTCCGCTACATTCCTGCATACCGTACCCGCTGAATCAAAAGCCCCGCCCAGTCCCCGCATAAAAGCTGCTACTGCATTCGTAATTGCCTCTGCTGCTCTTGTGGCTACAGCTTCAAAGTCCACACGGCTTATAGTCTTAACTGCCTTTTTTGCAAGCCTGCGCTGCTTGCGTTTATCCAGTTCTAAAGGCGGGTTTACTCCATGTAACTTTTTATATCTCTTTTCCCACTGTCTATAATTCATATCCCTATTTCTGCCCTTTCTTTATTGCTTAATATTCTCGGCTCATTTACCGTAGTAATGCTGGCTCCGTTTCCTAAATCCCAGCCTACATACGCCTTTATATAAATCTTTTCTTCTGTGCCGTCTGCGTACTCTAAAGGAATTTCTAAAACAATCTCCCTCATGCCTCTGCCTCGCTTTCCTGCTTAATCACAATACGCCTGCTGCCCGGCTGCTGTATGATCGCCTCAACATGCAGATAGGCAGGCAGCACAATAACGCTGCCCGCTTTTAACTGATACTCTATGCTCTCCCGCATTTTTCGGTATTCCTCTTCTCTGTACAGCAATGCGCAGTTTATAAATACCGTTATTTCCTGCTTACTTTTCTTTTTCCGTTGCCGTCTATTCATTGCCTGCCTCACTTTCCGGCTCTGCTGCCTGTCCTATCAGGTAATCTTCAATGCTCATTTGTCCCGGCAGTTGTCCCCCCCCCCGGTGTCCGTTTCGGACACTTGCCCGCTATGCGCGGTTACATCAATCCCCAGAATACAATAGCCCTCTTCCAGCCCTGTATAATCTTCCAGCATATAAATAATATCTGCGTCAATCGTGCGCCCTGTATGCTTTCCGTCTGCAAATTCCAGCATTTTAAGGCTGTCGCCCACCTTGTACCCTCTGTCATTTTTCCGCAGCTCAAACTTTTTCTTGCCGCTTATAATATCCTCGTAGTAAGAAGAGGCTATTTTTACCTCATGCGTTTTATGATCTGCTTTCCCGTCGCTCGGCAGGCTTTCCATTCTCTCCCGGTCTGCCCGTTCCTGCAATTTCTTCTTTGTGTCCCGGTCTATTTTGTCCTGCTCGTCGCTATAACGCTGCTCGTCCGTTTTCTCTGCCTCTGCCTTGTTTATGTACTGATCGCACTTTTCACAAGTACCCGTTTTCACATTGCAATCTTTATACCGTTTACAGGAATAGCACAAAGAGGTTATGCTTTCCGGGTGCGGCGTTTCGTAGCTGTCGCCCGCCTTTTTCTCTGCCACCTTTGCCGCTATTTCCTTTGCCCGTATACTCTCGCCTGCTGCCGCCTTTTCTGCTATGGCTTTCTGCTCTTCTGGCGGCAGCTTTGCTGCCTCGTAAGCCGTTGTTACCCCTATATTTCCCTTTGCAAATTCTTCCTTGATCTCCGGCGTGGCATTGTTGTTAATGCTATCCATACGGGCTATATTTGTGGGGCTTTCGTTCATCAGCTCTGCTATAATGTCCCGCAGCTTTCCTGTGATCTCTAACCCGTCCTCGTCTTTTGCCCTTAAAAGCGCCTCTTTCAATCTCTGCGCCTGCTGGGTTTTCTCCCACGCCGTAAGCTCCCTGTTATATGCGTTTCCGATCAGCAGAGACAATTCAAACATTGCCCCGGTCATATCCTTGTACAGATACCGCACTTTCTTATATTCCTCATGCCCCCGCTCAATGTTCATAATGTTTGCAAGGTTCCTGCGGTGTCCGCTCACAATCTTAAATTCACCGTTTACCCTGCCTAATACTGTAGGCTGCTGCTGCCCTACGGTCAAAAAGCTGTCTGCCAGCTCTTCTATGTTCTCCTGTGAATAGAAATTGCTTTCAGAGGGCTTTACATCATACGGGCTTAACCAGATTTCCGTATATTCGCTTATATTGCCTATGCCTGCTGCCCTGCTTTTCGCGTTCATAATATCCGTAAAGCCAAATTTTGATTTTCCCATTTCCCTTACCTCGCTTTCCCTGTGTATCTGGTTACGAATTTCTTATAGTCCTGCGCAGCTCCGCAGCACGGGCTGTACTCATAAATCGGTTTGAATAAAAACGTACTCTCTGCCACTTTCCCGGAATATCTGATAACGCCCAGTAAAGAATAGCTTTCTTTTTCTGTCTCTAACCACTCCCGCCCGGCTGCCTCTCCGTCCGTGTTCTGATATGCCGTAACCAGAACGCCCAGCAGACGCAGCGCCGGGTTAAACTGCCTTGCGTCCTCTATCTGATCTGCCAGAATGTCTAAGCCCTCTAACGCCCACTCGTCTATTTTTACGGGTACTATAACCTCGTCCGTGATCGTCAGCGCATTTACCACGTTAAGCCCTATGTCGGGCGGGTTATCAATAATGCAGAAATCGTAATAAGCGCCCACTGCGTCCAGCTGTGCCAGCCTCTTATACCGTTCTATCTGGTTTCCTGTCTCTTCCGTCGTCAGCTGCCACGTAGCGCCCATAAGTGACATATTCGCAGAAACAATGTCTATCCCCTCGTAATCTGTCCGCTGTATCAGCTCTGCCGCCGCCTGCCATTCCCCGGAAAGCAGTTTCGTGATCGGCGCTACGCTCTCCGCATCATATCTGCCGTATGCCTTGCTTAAATTCCCCTGCTTGTCATTATCCAGCAGCAGTACCTTATATCCCCTACGGTGCAGCTCGTATGCCATATTCACTGTTGTAAAGGTCTTTGCCACGCCTCCCTTTAAATTCAACAAACTTATAACTTTCATTCTCTGCCTCTCTTTCTTGCGCCGCCTCCGGGCGCAGCTGCTTAATATGCTCTATTCTTTCGTGATCTCTGTTTCCAATGCCTGCCCGCAGTTCTCGCAGAAATTAGATATTTTAAAGCCCGTAAGTTTCCGATCTGCCACAATCCAGCTGCATACAGGGCATTTATAGGTTTCATAGTTTTTTAAGCCTTTAGCCGCCAGCTTTTCTGCCTGCTCTCCCTCGAAAATGGTTGTTTTCCTCGGTGCCATTTTCCGGGCTTTCTTCTTTGCCTCTTCCGCTGCGCAGTGCGTACAATCCCTGCCGCAGTTCTCGTAAATCTTACAGCCTATTCCTTTCCCCATATCTGCCCTGCCTCTCCTAAATCCTTGATATGCAGCAGATACTTTTCTATCAGCTCTGCCGCGATCTGCCAGCCATAGCATACCGCCGTAAAATATCCCTGCTGCCGCAGGAAACTTAACCAGCCTTTCTGCTTTTCCGTCGTGGTATTCTTCCCAGCCTTAAGCTCTATGTACAGCCCGTGGTACTCTCCCCGCGCTACTGGTAAATGAATATCCGGCACGCCTGCCTTTACTCCCTGCCTCTTTAGCGCCGTTGCTGTCGCCGCATCACGCTTGCCGCCGTTTGGTACATGGTACATATACTCCAATTCCGGCATACGTCCCAGCTGATACCCCGCCCAGCTAAATAGCGCCTCTTGGTGTCCGCTCTCGTCGTCCAGCCTAAAGTTTCTCATGCCCTCGCCTCTCTTTCCTATATTCCCTGTACAATGCTTTCCAGCGCTCCTTGCTTAACCGCCTTTTGTAGCATAAATACCGTTCTGCTTTCCTGCTGTACTCTGCCAGCTCTTTTGCCTCCTCTTCTCCTTTACCGCCTGCTGCCACAATCCCGTAAAGCGACGGGCTTATTATTCCCAGTTGCCTTTTGATCTCATTTTCGCAGATACAGCGCGGCGTTTTCGGTCTGCGTCTCTCCATGTATTCCGGGTAAAATATCTGCATTTTCTTTCTCTCTTTCCTGCCTACTGTGTCCCAGCTGCATATACTGAAATACTCACACCATAGGCAGCAGTGCTTACAGTTCTTACCATGCCGGAATAACCAGTGTATAAGCCTCTGCCTCATTTCCTGCGCCCCTTTCTGTCGTCTATGCCGTTCCAGTATTCCCAGTTCCTCGTATCCTCGCTGGCATGTGCTATAGCCACTGCTGCCAGACACATTACAGCGCCCGCCAGTACCAAAAGCACCACGCCCACGCCTATTACCACAATCCGTACATACTGCATCTTATCCCCCCTCTCCCTCTAATTTGACTAATGTATATCTGAAATACCCGTAGCCGTAATATTCCGGGCTATGTACTCCCTTGCTTATGCTGTCCTTGTCAACGTAATATCCCTTTATCGCCCTCGGCTCTGCTTTGAACCATTGCCGATCTGAAATTATCCGTATTTCCGGCACTGGTCTTACAAGGTTCTTGCTGCTATTCCAGCGTTTGCCCTGTAGCGCCCCGTCCTCTTCTTTCCTGTGCTTGTCCGTGTACTTAATCAGATAAGCTGCCAGATCGGCATAGTTGCCGCTGTCGTCCAGAGGAAAGACTTTCACCCGGTTATGCCCCTCATACGCCTTATACCAGCACTGCTGCAATATCTTTGTATCTATCTGGTTTATAACTAAGTGGTGGTGCCTGGCTCCCTTGTCCCCGATCTCCATAACATGAATATACTTAAACTCTATCCCAGCCTTTTTGTACTCTTTCCGGCACTCCCTTAGAAATATATCCATGTCCTGCCGCATCTGCTCTTTTGTCCGTGGCGGCTCCCCTTTCCTGCGTATGTAGTCCAGCACTAAATGATAGTCCCCATATCCAAAATTAGCATTTATCAGAATCCTTAACTTTCTTTCTGCCTGCCTTGTATTGATCTTTTGCTGCTGCTCTGTGGTGGGCTTTACCTTATCCCCCCTCTTTATCCCCTGCTTTTTATATCTGCTTGTAAAATACCTCTCTACCTCTATGGTCTTACCCGCCCTTGTTATCCTCTCAACGTATGGCATATATTTTTACTCCTTTTAGGTCTATCTGGTCGGAAAGCTAATAGTTTTATCAAGTGGTAAAACGGGCTTGCGCCCGCGTATTACTTGACATTTCGCCATACAGTGATATACTGGATATAGGTTGTAAAAGCTGTATAGCTTAGCCCCTATGGTATTCCCGTACCGTAGGGGCTATTAAATTATTCTCATTTAATGCGAATTTACAGGGCTGCTGCTTTCCGCTGCCTCTTAAGGTTTCTGATCTGCTCCAAAAGCCCTTTTTCTTTCTGTGCAAGCTCTTTGTGCTGTTTCAGCTCCTTGTAGTCGTCCCATAGGCTACGGAAAATAGCAATGCTTTTCCCGTTTCTCCCGTGGCGGCTCAACCTGTTTGCCTCGTTCCTTAATACTGCTCTCCTTAATTTTCTCATTCTCTAATCGCTCCTTTGCTATAATGTGTTTCTGCATATTCATAAGCCCGTTTATAAGGCTCTGCGCAGCAAAATAATGTACAGGTATGGAAATGCCTACCTTTGCAGAAATCGCAGGCGTGCAGCTTTGCGTAGCACTCTATAACTTCCTTTTTCCGCTTACGGTCATATTCCAGCTTGTATGCCAGCTTGTCCGCGTTTACTACCTCAATCCCCAGACAGTCTGCCGTCTGTATTTCCCGGCTCATTCCCTCACTAATTCCATACTTAACGCCTGCTATTACAAATTCGCAGCATTTAAGCAACGCTAAGCCTGCCGCCATACCCGCCGCCCGCTCCTGTAGCTTGTCCTCATTTAAGCATTGCGTCATGTATAAATGCGGCGTGATCGGCGCTAAGCCCGCCTCTATTGCCTGCTTTGTAAGCGCCTGCGCATACTCTATGTGCCTGTCAAGCTCTGCGCCGTCCTTTGCCCTGTACGGGCTGCATATGTATACTGTCCTCATTCCTGCCCGCCTTTCTCAAATCGTTCTATAAATTCCTGCTCTGTTTGCCATGAAAGCGGGTTCTCTACTTCCCGCTCTTCCCAACACTCGCCTACTGCCTCGTCCTCGTCGAAAACAAAACGTATATAAGCGTGCGGGTTTTCCTCGTCCTCGTCTGGTATCAGCGCACTTAAGCTGTAAAATGCTGGCACACCCTTAAAGCTGTATGTCTGTGGGTTTTCCTCTGTCGCCAGCCTCATAATGCCGTAGGCGTTGCTTTCCAGAATAGCGCCCCGTTCTACTACTTGCTGCTTTGTCAGCGTGCAGGCGGGATTGCCGCAAAAATCACACATTGCCATCCTCTCCTATTTTTTTAATGAAACTACTATTTTTCGTATGCCGTCTTTACTTCCCTGTCTGCCTCTGCATCTTTCATATATTCCCGGCTCTGGCATCTTCCCAGCAGCTTAACCTTATCGCCTGGCAGCCAGCCTGCTACCTCGTCCGCGTTCTCCTGCCAGCAAATACAGGGAATATAGCAGCTTGTCCCTGTAAGCACGTTTTTAACCTCTACGAAAATGTCAGAAATGCGTTTCCCTCTCGGCGTTTCCCGGTATGTCGGCTTATATTTCAGCTCGCCCACAAGCGCTATGTCATTTTGCAGCATTGCTTTAGGGCTTAAGCCTATGTACTCTGCCAGAATGAATACCAGCACTTTACCGCTCTTAAAATCTTTAAGCGCCTGCTGCCTCCCGGATATTAAAAGCCTGCTGCCCGGCAGGAAATAATTTTCAAGCCGCAGCCCGTCCCCGATCTTTCCCCGGTCTACTGCTGCCTCTGTAAAGGCTACTATTACCTCGTCAATAATGCCGCTCGGTCTTTTCGTCTCGATCTTTGCCAGATAGCCGTTGAACCGCAGCCCGCATATGTCCGTTACCTCTTCCAGCTCTGTAAGCTCCCCTGCCAGCCCTGCCGCGTTTCTTATCCTGCCCTTTTCCGTCAGATCGTCCAGAATATCTGCATTAAGGTCTGCCAGAAAGTCCGGCTTTTTATCCTGCCCTTTGTTCCGCTTTTTGCTCATACTTTGCGTGATCTCCTTTCCCGCCATAACTTATCAGTATTTCTATTGCCCGCTTATAGCAGGCTGTTTCTGTTTCTTCTTTTACTTTGCAGATACAGCGCCCGCGCCTCTCTCCTGCATACTCCCAGATTTCAATAAAGTTATTGCCGTATATATCAAAATGGCTATGCTCTCTTAAGCTGTGCCTCTTCTGTAATGCTCTGTATATCTGGTAATATTCGTGAATAAGTGCGCTGCGTTCCTCGTCGTTTCCGTCCATGCCCTGCCCTCACTTTTCCGGCATCTGATATAAGCGCGGTATCACTGCTGCCATAGGCGGCGTAGCCTCGCTGCCTATCAGAAAGCCTGTATTGCCCGGCGCATATAAATACTGCCCGCATACGCCCTGTATCTCGTCTATGATCTCTAAACAGCGCTCTTTACTCTCATACTCCCCGATCTCTTCTAAGCAGCCGTCAGAAATGCAGATAGTGTGCCGCTTATTGTCTGCCTTTGCGCCGCCGCGCTTTTTCTTTACGTCCTCATACGCCCCGTACTCTATGCAGGCGTAATTACCGCCCAGCCTGTACAACTTTTCCCTGTTCTGACTGCGTATGTATACTTCACTCATTGCCTGCCTCGCTTTCTATCTCAAACTTTAATTTCATTTGCGCAGGGTATAAGTCTACTTTCGGTGCGCTGCGTCCATTCCAGCGCAGCCCTCCGCACTCCCCTACACATTTCCAGCCTGCCGCCTTAAGACTGCTGCCCGTTTCAGATTTCAAAATGTATGTAACCAGCTTTTTATAGCCTAAATTTCTTGCCGCTCTCCATGCAGCGGAATATAAAAAGCTACACGCATTTCTTGTGCCGTCCGTACATAGTCTATTTACTTCCAGCGTAAGCCCATTATCTAAATATCTGCTTACTGGTCTGCCTACGATTGCCACGCCTACTATCTTTTTCCCGTCGCTGGCTGCAATACTGAATTTATGCCCTACTACTGGCTTGTGGTGTCTATGGTATCTCTCAACAAAAGCGTTAGCCTCTTTTAAAGAAATTGGTACTAATTCCAGCATTGCTTTACCTCTCCCCAAATACAGCCATAGCCTCTGCTAAAATCTCTGGCGTAGGCATATAGCATATTTCTGTATTCTGGTAATCTGTATGGTGCGTTAAAAAATACTCTTCGCAAGCCTGCTGCTCTGTCAGCCCCTCTAACATCAGCGCCCAGATTATTTCCCTTTCCTCTTCCACAAGCGCCCTGCCGTCGTTAATGATCTCCATATTTAAAGGCTGTTCTGCTTTCGCGTTTATCTCCTGCAAATACCAGCCCGCCTGCTTATACTCTTCCAATCGCTCCGGCGTTATTATGCTGTATTCGTCCGGGAAAATCTTTACTTCATGCGGCGTATAGATTTTTGCACACTGCCTGCCGTATTCGTCCACGCCTACCAGCGTTTTTATCTCCGTACCGCTCCAAAACCCGTACTTGTCCTTAGCGCCAGCTTTTCCCTCGCGTACAAAAGGTACAGCCCAATAAATCCCGTAAAGTTGCGGCGCTACTGTTTTTGATACAGGCAGGCTTTTTATAACCATTACCCAGTTACCCGACGTAATAAGCGTGCGCTCGTCCCGTCTCTCCCGGCTGCCGTCGCCCCATAAATCTACGTAATCTCTTTTAAATCCGTATTCGTCTACTTCTGCCTCTGTCCGTCCTCTTCCCATTGTCGCTACCTCTCTTTCGTTTCCCTGTAAAATCATTCACCAAAAGCATTTCTTTAGTGAATAGCAGATACAGCCCCAGCGGTACTGTAATGATCGCTATTGTTGCGTCGCCGCCTGTCGCCATTACAGCCAGGACGGTAAACACCAAAAGGAATACGCCCGTTAAGCGCTGCTTAGGGAAATACTGGCGGCGCTGCCGCCGTCTGCGTTCCCTCTGCCTGTCCCAGCGGCGCTGCTGCATGTAATCAGCTATAGCCGCCTCGCTGGTTGTATCTGTGTAAATAATCACTGCATACCTCATGCCCTGCCCTACTTCCTGCAATCATAGTCTGCAAAATCTTTGCAGCTGTTAAAAATAATTCTGTTATTTACCCAGCGCTGTAAGTGCTTAAGCCTATGCCCGGCTGGTATATTCTGCTTATCATAAAGCATTACATACGGCGCATACCCCAGATCACGCAATGTATATACCCGGTCTAAATCCTGCTCAAAAGTGGTATTGAAATTGCATAGAACGTATACGCCCAGCTTTTTTCTTTCCCAGCCCGTGATTTCCCTAAATTCTCTGAATTTCGGTACGATCGTCTCTTTGTCCTCGTACCTGTCCCACGCAAAATGTATGCGTTTTATCTTCATTCGCTTTATGTACTCCGCTTTTTCCTGCGTCATAATACGAATATCGCAGCCCTGCGAAAAGTCCACCCATGCGCCGCTGTTTATCAGCTGATCGCTTAAGTCTCTCCACTCTTTACAGGCAAACAGGTTAGCATCTAAAAGCACTATGTTTTTCTGTTCGCGCCAGAACTCCGAAAGATCAGCTACTTTCTTTGCAGCCCGCCCCTCTTTCTGCCCCACTATGCAAAAGTCGCACCCTCTGGGGCAGCCTCTTGTAAGGAACCCGTAGGCGGTTTCTTTTACCTCTGGTATCTTCTCAAAGTAAATAGAATAGTCCGGGTATATGTGTTCTATCTCTTCCGGCAGCTCTGCGCCGCCGTCCGGGTAACTGTACCCTGTGCCGCCTCTTATGATCTCCTGCGCATTTACCGGGTGCTTGTAATCTTGCGTAAAGGTAAATACTTTGCTCATGTATACTCGGTCTGGCGGGTTAAGCCATGCCGTAAGCGGGTTATACCAGCCTACACTATCGCCCCGGCTTTTGTGGTGTGCCGATATTTTCATAAGCGGCAAATTAGGGAAGTTATGCCCGTCTACGTCTATCAGCTCTACCCTCATTTCCTGCCGTCCTCTTTTCTTTAGCGGCAGCTGTCGGTATGCCTGCTGCCGCTGCCGTGATATATTCCTTGCCTTGCCAAATCCCTTAAACTCTCCCTCTGGGCGGCGCTCTCTGTCTCTTCACTGCTGCCGCTCTCCTGTTCTGGCGTATATTTACCGTATGGGCGCTTTTTCACCTTAAAAAAGCTGCTTAAAAACCTGTTGACCGTCTACATACTCTCTAGCTGGTATGACCGCTGCTATTTTTCTACGGTATACAGATAACAGCTATTCGCCTGCTGCATCTGCCGCAGGCTCGCCATGCCTGCTACAAAAACGCCCTGCTGGAATCGAACCAGCGCCCCCGCTGTATGCCCGGCTGCAGTATTCTCCCACTGAATTAAGGGCGCTTAATGGCGGCAGCGCCGCCTATGTCAAAATAGAAAGCCCTTATCTATCAGAAACTTTATCCAGTCGCAGCCCGTCACGTCGTCCCTTTCTATAAATTTATAAAATTCCTCTTTAGTCGTTACGTTATCCTCTGCTAAAAACTTCTTTGCTATTGCTACTGCATTTGTTTGAAATACATGCTCTGCATAGAAAGCCTTTTCTATTGTTCCGTAATCATTGCTGCTTTTCGGTGTACGCATTTCCACTACTACCATAGGCTTATTATTCTTTTTATTTCTGGCTCTCCTTATAACTACTGCCTCACTGAATAACCAGCCATTCCAGCCGTACCGTTGCGGTGCAAATTGAGTACGTGGCACTTCTACCAGTTCCCCTGCTTTCAATTTCTTAAAATCTATTTTTTTCACGTTTCTACCTCTCTTTCGTCCACGCTGGCTATATTGCCCGCTGTGCCAGCTCTGCGCTGTACTGCTGCCGCTTTCCGTTCTCTGCCCCGCCTCTTTGCAGCTCCCGGTATAAAGTGCCTCTGTGTACGCCCACTGCATCAGCTATAGCCTCTGCATTGTTTCCAGCCTTACACATAGCCTCTATTTTCTTCCTGTCCTCATAGCTTAGCCTTTTGTACTTCCTTGCCATTGTCCCCGCGCTCCTTTCCCATTTTTGGATAAAAAAATAGTGCGATAGAGTTTTTTAAGCTCTACCGCACTATGCTTTTACTATTATCTACCGTAAAAAATAAATGCGGCAGAGGCTTTAATACCTCTTGTCGCATTTAATTTTAAAACTTATCACCTGTTGCTCTCCTTTTCCTGATACATCAATTCATCCGCTTTGTGGAATAACTGATGGAAAGACTCCTTCCCGGTCAGAGAATAAGCGGCTCCCACACTGGCGGAAATATTCCAAAAATTTTCGTGCTTCGCGTATTCCCCATCCAGCCGCTCCTTGATCATTCGCCTCGTCCGCTCTACCTCGTCTTCCGTGCGCGCCCCGACGATCACTACCAGGAACTCATCGCCTCCCATACGTGCGATCAGCCCCTCCGATATGCTGTCCTGAAGCGTCTTTGCCGTGAGAACCAGCGCCTTATCGCCCTCATGATGACCATAAATATCATTGACGCTCTTAAAGTGATCCAGATCAATACAGAACACCGATAAATGCCCATCCCCTTGTTTGTCAATAAACTCATACACATACCGTCTGTTATACAAACCTGTAAGGAAGTCCGTGTTTGCGTTCTTTATCATCATCTGCTCGTAAAGTCGTTCCTGCGTCACATCAATCGCAACACCTACGGTTCCCATAACGCTTCCATCCAGATCAAACAGCGGCGACTTATAAGTTTTCAATTCGCGCATACTGTCCCCGATCTTGACCGTTTCATCGAAAACGCAAGTCTCTCTCTTTTCCATTACCTCGTATTCCGATTCCATGCAGATAAATTCACCTTTGGCATACTCGTCCGGATCAATGTCCCAGATATAATAGTGGCCGTGCCCCTCAATCTGGTCCATTGTCTTATTGACCGCCTTGCAGAATGCCTCGTTGACCTTCATGTGGGCGCCCTTCTTGTTTTTATACCAGATCAGATGGGGAACGCTGTTGATCGTCGCATCGAGGTAACTTTGCGCCTGCCAGAGATCCCTGCTCATCTTGTATGTTTTCTGCCAGCGGATCAGGCGAAACCTGAATTCGGATACCAATAACGGCATGATCCAGATATCCGTAATATTTTCGCCATCCTGCATGGTCAGAGTCGCCGCCTGTTCCTTATCCGCGAGAAAAATCAGCTCCGCTCCCTGCTTCCTGCTGGAAAGCAGAGTAGCAACAGTCTTCTCCATCTGCGTCCGGCTGATATCCGCTAGAATCACATCCGCCCTGCCGGCCAGCGCCTCGTCCGGCTCAGCGCTTCTCAAATATTCGTGCGCAAAATGCGGAAGCGGCGAAAGTTCTTTCAGGGCATCAAACAATTCATCCTGTTCTGTCATCATATAAAAGCAAGTTCCACAACAATACATACATATCCCCCATAAGTGAAAAATGTATCCGAAAATCAGACGATTCCCGGATACACTTTTTTACCTGTATAAAATTACCCTTTCAATTACAGAGCATTCACCAGCTTCTCAAGAGCTGCAAGCGCCTCGTCGGGAAGCTTGTCATAGCCTTCCTTCTTCTCCGCAAAGCCCTTGACCGCATTTACACGGGTCTGCATAGCATTCTTCAACTGAGCCTTGTAATCAGCGTCATTTAAGTCAGGTGTGAAATCGCCTGTCTTACCGTTCCAATCGTTCATGATTTCGATATCCTCGAACGGTCCCCACTGCTCGAATTTTGCTTTGCCCTCAACGATGGTCTCAAGGATGCCCAGCGTATCTTCCTTCTGGCACTTGTGACCCATGAAATCGCCGGTGTTGACGATGTAGCAGTCAACGTTCTTCTCCTCAACCAGCTTCTTGAACTTCTCATAGTCGTTTACCAGAGGATAAGTTCTGAAGGGGTTTGCGTAAGGCACGATACGGATCGCATTCAGGTCTGTACCGGCAGCCACACGCTCTGCGGAAGAGGTCTTGGTAGCCAGCGTTGCGCCCATAACGGATGCCAGTGCGGAACCTTTTAATTTGATGATCGGCGGAATCGTAGGATCTTTCATAATCCAGAAGATCGCATTTACGGGTGCGTCGATCTTATCTACACGGTTAGGCGACCATAATTTGGACTTAATCGCACGGCCGTTACCGTTTCTGATATCCTCGGTAACGAGCTGGATCTTGCCCTCGCTGTCCATGGTGCAGGAGCAGTTCTGAGCAGATAACAGATACTCGTTATCCGGGCAGCCGGTCGGATAATCCGCTGTCTTATCAAAGTAGGTAGGCTCAAGAGCGATGGATGCACAGGTGTCGCTGTTGATGATGAACGCATCATCGTGAAGCACCTTGATGCCGCCGAACGCATCGTACTTGCCGTCATGTTTCGCATGGGTCAGGGTGGACTTACCGGAACCTGACAGGCCATATACGGAAGCAACGAACTTCTTGCCGCCCTCTAAGGAGTACTCTTTCTGTCCGCCGTGACAGGATGCATAGCCATTTCTGTTCGCAAGCGCCCATGCCATGGTCAACGTGCCCTTCTTGTGCTCACCGAAATACTTCATGCCGAGGATTGCAGCGCAGTTCTCGTTGGTATCGAAGTAGCACAGAGTCAAAGGATCGCTTAAGCAGCTGTAATCCACATCAGGAGCCTCGTGGGGCGCCCACTGGGGATCGGAGAAGATATAGATATCAGGCTCCTTGCCGCCGCCGATGGGCTGGGACTTCTTGTACATCTTCACATACTCATCAGACATATACTGGAAGTTGATCATCCAGTTGTAAAGCAGATTCTCTTCTCCTTCAGGAATCAGAAGGTGAGCCTTTGCCATAAATTCAGGGTCAAGACCTACGAAGCACTCTGCATGGTACATGGTTTTCCAGCGGGTCTCATAAATCGCGTCCATAACCACTTTATCTAACTTTGCCTCATCTACGCCGGGCTCGCCTTTGATGCGGCGCGCTGCAGCATAACGGCCGGTTACCGCACCGTCGTTGAATAACAGAACCTTTGCATCTGCCGGAAGACCGAAGGTCTCGCCATCCTTAACCGGCATATCCGTCACCACGGTACCGGGTGAGTTCTTTGCCAGCTCATAAGCCTCTCTCAAGGTGTTCACCTTAACTACGTTGTTTCCGTAAAATGCCGCCTCAATAATGGAACGGGTCTTGGAAAAACCAACCTTGCCGGCGCCAATCTCGGAAATGGGATAATACGCTTTTGTTGCCAT